CGCCTCATTGAAAACATACAAGTTTCCGTCACCGTCGTAGTAGCCGTTGAAAACAGAGTTCCACGCTACCCCGAGTAAATTCGCGACATAGGACGCTGAGCAGGTCGCTCCATCCACCGAGGGAGACAGCTTCACGTATGGAGACGCTCCGCCGGTGATAGCTTCATCGGCGGTACACTTGTAGAAAGTGCCGCCGACGTTAAACGTAGCACCCTTCACTACATCCGTGCCTACTACAGGCACAACGCTGCCATTCTCTTTCAAAAACCCGGCAGAAAGCAAGTTGTTCTGTTTAACAAAGTCGTCTTGCTCTGTCGGAAGCGGATTCGGAAACGGTACTCTTTCTATGGCCATTAGAAACACTCCTCTGTCGGTAATTTAACTGAATAAATATTCTCATCCTTCTGCGTGCTGATCGGTTCTTGCAGTGTGCCCCAATACGGGCGCATGAATGTATGGTTCCGCTCGAACGGATCAATAAATAGCGGACGTCCTCGGCCATATGCTTCATATTTCCCTCGCAGCTCATTAGCAAGCGCCCGCGATAAATTCACGAAGTCCCACTCGTAAGTCCTGAACGGCGACACTCGATCAAACGACGCCTGCCCCGCAGGGCTTTTAACTGTCACAGTATTATCCACCCAGCCCTCCGGCCAGATCGCCACCGGATCCGGGAACGTGTAGGCCTCGCCCAGGTCGCATCCCCCAAGATAAACGCCGACTGAATCTCCTGTCAGCGTCACCGTCGCATATGCTACTCCTGCCACTGCCGTGAAGTGCACCGAATCGACTCTGTCAGATTCTGGATACTCGATTATCTCAGTATGCAGCAAGGCGTCAGCGTCGGAATACAAATCAAGCTGTATCTCCGACGCATTAGTTATCCCAAAGAAAAAACAATCCACCGTTGATATTGCTGCAAATTCAATCAGAACCGCATCCACATCTCGCGATGACTGGTACCGTTTTTTTAAAAAACTATGTCTTAGATTCGCGACCGGATATGATGGCGATGGGAACGAGGACGATAAAATCGAATCACCAATCAAGCCATCAAATAAAAGTTTCAAATGTTTATCTCCGTGACACCATTATTATAATACGGAGCAATCGCTTCGGCAAGCTTCTGTCCGTCAACATTAATCGTCAACGACAACCGGCCAGAGCCCCCCTGTGTCGCTGGCGCCTGAAGCTGGGCCGTTCCGTTCAGCAGCGCCATGAGACGCGCCTGCTGATCCTTGTTCATCACGATTTCGCCAGCCGTAAGCTTAGCATCCACCGCATCCACTCCCGGAGGCCCTATTACAATACCTCCGGTCTGGAACGCTGGCTTCTGTGGCTTGGAAGCCGCTATTGTCGCGAGCTGTATCCCCGTAATCGCAGTCGCAAACGCAATCGCGGGAATATTGAACGGCCACGGAGCTGAGGCGGTTGCCTGTACTATCGCGCGCGCACCCTCTGCTATTGCCTGCGCCAGCGTGAGGCCCCATATGACAGACTGGCCCTGATATGCAACCTGCGCTTTTTTACGCTCATAATCCTGCTCGATCTGCGCTTTTTTCAAAAGCTTCTGCTTGTCAGCAATCACCTCGGCGTCTCCGGATGTTATCGCAGTATCAAGCTCTTTCTGCGCCTTCTCGACTGCCGTATCCTCGGCCACGCCCGCGGCCTCAAGCTCAGCAAGCAACTGGCGATCCAGCTCGGCAACGCGTGCCTCTGTCATGGCTGAGAATAGCCCCTGCAACGCTCCAAGTGTGGATATTCCGCCATCCACAGCGGACTTCCACATGGAATCCATGTTAGCCTTGAATTCATCCTGAGCCGTCGTTTCCCGGAGCTTGTCGTAATAAGCATCAACCGACGCAAGAGCTTTTTCCTTGGAAGCTATGTCCGCGGTGGATGCCTCTATAGCACGCCTTGCCGCTTCCTGTTCCAGAGCAATCTTGTCGCGCGTGCGCCCCTCAAGTTCTGCAAGCTTCTGGTTATATTCCTCGGTTGCCTCTACAGCGACTTTATTCTGTTTATTTATTGCATCAGTTATTTTTTCATTGAGAATCAGCAACGCCTCTCTGCGAGTCGCCTCATCTACGGCGTTGTTTCCCCTGAAGCTGCTCAGCTCTGCCTCGGCCTCGCGAAGCTTTGCAAGCTCTGATTTTTCATTCTCGACAAGCGTGCGCGCGCGTTCAATCGCGAGATTATACCGCTTTTGTGCAGCCGCAAGATCGGCTTCGTCGCTCAGCCGCTTCGCCTCAGCTTCATCAGCTGCTTTTTTCTGCTCAGCGGTAAGCGCCGATGTCTCTTTTCTTTCCTGTATTAATCGCTCAACTCGCCCGGCAAGAATAGGATCAGCAGCTTTTACTTGCGCTATCTGTAAATAGCCCTGTTCTATAGCCTCGGCAATCGCAACGGTCCCATCGTTCACCACAGCATTCTGTTCGACCATGGCTTGTTTATTCGCGAGCAGTTCTTCTTCGAGCTTAGGAAGTATCCTTGTTCCCTGGTCCTGAAGCGCCCCCCCGAATGTCGCCGCTGCCCCAAAGGCAGCCTGATACATGTCCCTTGTCGCGGTTCCAGTTGTGGCCAGCGAATTATATAAATCTTCCTGTGCCCTGATTTTTATATTTAAATCAACCATAGCGTCAGCGGCCTGGTTGATTGCCTTGGTCTGAGTCTGGATCTGGAACGCCATGTTTTGCTTCAGTAAATCTGCGCGCTGTTCCAGTAATGATTTTTCAGCGGCTGTGAGTTTTATTGTCGAGGACGTTAACTGGTCATCGACTTCTCTCATCTCCTTCACGGTATCGCGCAGAGTGGCCGTTGATTTCTCAAGGTTTTCCCGGCTGTTGCCAAGCGTATCAAACGCATCTACAAGCGCGGCTATCCCGGCAATAACAAGCGCGATTGCCGTTACAACAATAGCAATCGGCCCGCCAGCCCCCGCCAGAACTTTGCTAAGCAAATTCCATGCAGTCACCAGGCCAATCACTGCCGGAATACCGGCCAGGATAACGCCAAATAGAATCTTGAGCGGCCCCGGCAGATTCGCTATCCACGCTACAACTCCCGCAACCGCGTCTATTACGCCGCGCATGGCCGGGGTGAATTCTTTAACAAATTTTATCTGTGCTGATTCAACCGCGCTTTTCAGCAAATCAATGCTTCCTGACAACGTGTCGTTCTGCGTGGCGTATGCTTCTGCCGCAGCATTTGTTCCGGTCACTGCTGCGGTGTATTTTTCAATTTCTGCACGCCCCTCCCCAACCAGAGCGACCATGGCAGGACCCGCTCGTTCTCCGAATATTTGCATCCCAAAGGTGGCAATGTCTACTTTTTTGTTTAAAACATCGACAATATCAGCAAAGCTATTTGTTTGAGGATTTACTTCGTCAAAACTTACTCCAAGCTCCCGGAGCTTAGCGACGGCAGGGCTTGATGCATTTGATAAATCAGCCAGAGTACTCCTGAGCGCAGTTCCTGCCTGCGATGCTTCAAAGCCTTTGTTAAATAGAATTGAAAGAACTCCAGTGGTTTCCTCAAGGCTTTTATTCATAACAGCAGCGACAGGACCCACGTATCGCATGGATACGGCGAGTTTACCCATCGTCGCCTGAGATGCGTTTATAGCAGCAGTGAAAACGTTGGCCACGCGCTCGGCGTCTGACGCCTCAAGGTTGAACTGCGAAATAGCCGATGCCAACGTCTCTGAGGTGAACGCAAGATCAGACTGAGTTGAACCAGCAAGTAATAGGACGCCGTTTAATCCGTCAACAGTTTGCGCGGCATCAAATCCAGCAGAAGCCAGCGAATACATAGCCTCGGCGGCCTGCGATGCCGTGAATCTCGTTGTTTCACCGGCGGCGAGCGCCGCTTCCTCTATGCGCTTGAATTCCTCGGGAGTCGCCCGAGCCACAGATCGAACATTCGCCAGACTCTGCTCAAACTGCGCGAAGGTATCAACCGAAGCTTTCACCGCAAGCGCAAGCCCGGCAAAAGCAGCGACGCCTGCAAGATTTATTTCGCCAAAAGAATCTTTCCATGATTTTTGCGTCTTTGCTGCTTCTGCTTGATTCGTTTTACCAAACTTATCGAGTGTCGCCTCTACGGCAGCGATATCGCCCTTGAGTTTATCGAGATGGATTCGTACTTCTGAAAAAATAGTGCCAGCATCAACAGCCATTTAACCAGCCTTTTTGCGTTCATTATCCAACAACTGCAATGCTCTTCTGTTTATGTCCGTGAGCATGAACGGAGTAAATCTGCCAGGGATTTGATCCGCCGGGGAATTATGACACCGCTCAGCCAGAATAGCAGCTTCAAGAAGCATTTTATCAGTGATCTCTTTTATGTCCGATGCATCGATGTCTAAGGCCCATGAAATAATTGTTCCCATGAATTCGGCAGGCAAAAGCAGATCCGTCCAAATTTTCATGGAATCTATTTCTTCCTCAAGCACTGATCGCTCCGGAGATATGGGAACGTCTTTCAGCTTGAGCTTCATAGCGTCAAGCTTTTCGCGCGCATCCACTACGCTACGATCATGCCCGAATTGTTCCATAATCTGTTGGTACGTCGGGGCCACAAGTGACTTCCGCACAAGATTGTGCATCCTGTCACAGTACGCAATAATCTCTGGTAAGCTATGCTTAGCGTTTTTCTGTCTGATTTTATCCTCGAAGGTTTCGATCAAGGACATATTGCCGCACGATGCGATCTGGGCGGATGTTAGTTTGCGTACTTTGACAGGAACCATGGCCCCGTAAAACGGGGCCATGATAACCTGAATACGTGCTTGTTCAAGAATCGCGAGAGATTCTTCTTGATTAAACGTTGACGACATCAAGCGTCTCCCACTGGACTATCGTCAGTTCTTTGCGCTTGCTTGCACCGGAAATCACATCGTTTTCATCACGATACGATGTCCCGGTGATGTTGTACGTGGTCGTTTTCCATTCCCGCGCGTGGTTCGCGTCGCCCTCTGCGCCTTTGCAGGACTGATACAGTTCCCGGCGAACCGCGACCATGTCGGCTTCTTTGTTTTCGCCCTCAGAGTACAAGCCGTAGAAAGCCTCGATGTAGAAGTAGATTTTCTCGCTCTCGCTTGTCGGGTCAGTGTATTCTCCGTTTGCATCGATTATGCCGCCCTCGGTGAGCGAAATAAGGTTGATGTCCTCGGCGGTGTCCACGATTGTCGCCGTGAATCCCTTGCGGTATCCGTCGGTGACCAGCTCGGTGTCTTTCCCGAGCGCGTCAGTGATCGGGATGCGCTCCTCGTCCTTGCGGACAGGAACAACGTTAATCGACTGGATCGTGTTCGACTTGATGAACTGGCAGCCTCGGCCCTGGCCGATTCTCGATAGCAGCGCGCCAGCTCCATAGACCTGCATAACAGTGATTGCCTCGGTCCCGGAATATTCAACCAGCAAGCGACCCGTGACAGCCTCGACGCTGACGGTCACATCGGTAAACCCGCCCGCGGCCGCGATAGCAGCGACTATTTCAGCCACAGTAACAGCGGTGATATCTGCGACCGGCAACCCCGTCAGGTTCAAACTCAGCGTCTGAACCACGGCGTTATCCAATTTCACCGAAAACGGAACCGCAGCCGGAGTAGCGAATCCAGAAAAATCAAACGGGCCAACTCCGCCCGCGACCCGATCCGGCGTCGGTATGGTAAGGTCATCATTCAACGCCATGAATCGGACCCAGAGAATCAGCGCCACATATCGAGCGCCATTTGTTCGTACAGCCATTTTGAACCTCCCAGTTTAAAACACCCGTGATGGCATCAAAAACAATCGTTCCATTGAAATTGTACCATCATCGTTGTTGGCTATTATACCAGATATTTCATTCTCGCTCAACAATATATTGTGATTACCGTGGCGAGTCGTGGTGAAAAAATCATCCAGCAAGGTAGACAATTCTCCTTGCATGTAATCCTCAAGAAAAATGTTCTGCCCGGGGCGCATATGTCCGATGATCCTGAAGGCCCAGCCACGGCCTCCTACGTCGCGTTCTTTTTTTACCACCACATATGGCGGCTCGGGCCTTTGCGGAAATTCTCCGAAGGCCACGACATTTTTTATTGATCCGGTTTTAAGTCTCGCGACTATTTTTGTATCCATCAGTCTATGAAAAGCTCCCTTGCATCAATAAAAAATTGACCGGCAAAATGCCTGATCAGGGGCGCGATGGCCTCGTTCTGTCTGTCGTTGGCGAGCTCCAGGTAAACACCGTAGTCAACGCCATGTCCAAATAACCAGCCCACGTTTTCACCTCGCTTGAAGGCGTCAGCTACCATCCGGAGCGCGGCCTGTGCAGTCCTGTTAAACCAGAAAGCCCCCTGGCTATTCGGCCTAGCTGGCTGTAAATCGTAAAACCAGTCAAGAGCATCGGCGGCATAGGCCAGCGACAACGCATAACACGCGGCCCGGCGCCTCTCGTAAATAGCCGCGATATTTTTTTTTACCTCGTCTATTCCGTCGTCGGACACTTCATCTCCTGATCAGCCTCGGCCTTGCGACCACCGTAATCCACCCGCAGCATAAACGCCAGCCTGGCTATCGCATTCAGCGCTTCCTCTATTGTCAGAACCTTTTTGTCTGGATATGGATTCAGGATGAACGCCGTTCTGTCGTCCGGAATACTTATCATCGGCTGATCAGCCGCACCCGGTATTTTCATATTATCACCCGTAAAAATGCCCGTATAATTTTACGGTGCACGTTCTGGCCAAGGCCGTGTCATCATGGAATTTCGCGGATATCCTGGTATTTGCCGGTTGTTGCGGGATCTGCACGGGCTTATTCCCTTCGAACGAATTAACGTTATTCCGGAAGCACTCCACCTTGCCGATTACCACTTCGGCCCCTACAGCGCCCGCGTAAATGTGTATAACACCGCTGAGATTCGCGGATATTTCTGAAATCGCTATCCAGTGCAGATCGAATGCTTTTGGCAGTGCGTTTGCTGGGATGATCTCCGTAATCGCGCCGCCGATTCCCCATACGCCTGCGCCAGACGTAAGCGTGACCGGAGCGGCAAGGTCTGGATATAGAAACGCCTCGCCGTGAATGTGATAATAACCTGTCACGAGATAAGCCATGACTGAATTCACGCCGGAGACAAACGGAATCGCCACGTGATCCGATAGCCAGCCCAGCGTCTTCCTGATAAATCCAACTGATCCTATCATATCGCATCCACCACAATATTTACCTCGTTTCCAGGTACGAGGACCCGCGCATATAAAATGTCATTCGAGTTGTCTGCAACAAACTCTATGTGCTGATTATTTCCAGATTGGACATGCAGGCGATAGCCAAAGCTCTTCGGCGTACCCGACGAGGCATGGCTTATTAGTACCTGGCCGTCTCCCTTTACGTTCCGCTCAATCCACGCGCTGCCGGATTGCCCTGCGGTGGAAATAGCCGTCCACCTGGTTGATGTAACAATGTAACGTTTAATCATTTTTTTAACCTCTTTTTATAGAAGTCATTTATTTCCATCATGGCTTTTAGCAAGCCCGGTGTATACCCTTTTTCCTCGGATGCCCTTATTATTCCAGGCACGTCCTTATTCAGGCAGTGCGAGTCATAAAACGGGTGGTCTTCATAGACGAATGTGTGGCTCCGACCCACACGCGGGTCCATCAGCCAAAGCTCTCGAAGCTCGTTGTTGTCGATCCCAAACATCTCCGCGATCCTGGAAAACTCACAACAGAACGAAACCTTGAGGGCCAACCATGCATTTTCCATATACTTGCACAGCTCCGCGGTCGTTGCAGTTGTCTGAATGATCCTGAATTCACCTGTCATTATTTCCTTATAGGCTTCTGCGACCACAGCGGAGTGGTTCCGGTTCCCACCAAGGATTACAAAGTTGTAGTCCGACCCGTTCGCGTGCTGCGTACCTCCGAAGTATTCCGGAGAAAACACGCAGTCATATCCGGCTTTGTTCAAGTTGTGAGTGGTGCCAGGCGGGACCGTTGATTTGATGCAAAATATTTTCACGTTATCGAATGCCATCACTACTTTCTCTACTATGGAGATATCGCAGGAACCGTCGGGCTTTTTTTCTGTTGGGACGCAGACAAAGGCAAGGTCATATTTTTTGTCTTTCTTGGTCGCATGCTCCTTCATGTGGCAATCATAGATATCAGCATCCGGAAAAAGTTTCTGCATGTTCTTGCCAACGACGCCATAACCTATGATCAAAATATTCATGTAGCCACCTCCGGAACTTCTGCCGCTTCCACGAGCGGGGCCTGATATCCAACTATACCACCGAACTTCCGCAACACGTCAACTGGCCCGATGCGCCAGCGCTTGCCTATGGCCTCGAAAACCTCACCCTCGCGTATTTCGGTTTTATGGTTGGTTAAAAAATATCTGGATAGTGCAGTCGACAGACCAGCAGATGTCGTCGCCACGGCCTCAACAGCTTTTTTCTCGTGACTTATTCTACCGCGCAGGTTCTGAGGCGCTCCCACGTGGAACGGATCGGCCACAAGCCGGTCGAATCCGTTGTCGATAAATACATCCCTGTAAACAATCACACTGACGGGGGATTCGTCGATTATCCCCTGGATCATGTCGCGAGCCTGGCGCAGTGCCAGCGTATTTATCACAGATTCCCTCCGGCTATCTCCGGTTGCTGACTTTTATACATGCGCCCGGTTGAATTCAAATTCGTTTCGTCGTTGGAATCCTTGCAGTCGCGTTCAAGCTGTTTATAATACGAGTACATTTCCAGCAACTTGGTATATTCTGCCGATTCTGCCCCAGATGTATTTTTAACCAGTACGAGCTGATTCCCGAGCTGAGTTTTAATCATGGCAAACGAGTTACATATCGCACGGGCGAGCCCAACAGAATCAATCATAGCAGCAAGGTAGGTATCAGATATCCGCAGCGGTGCCTGAACGTAATCCCCCGGCGTCGCGCCGGATAAAAGTTCGCACGTCATATAAAACCCTGTTGACGTTACGTAGTACGCTGTCTGTTGCGCAGGGACTGCCGGAAGCGTCGACGGATCTGCCACGTCGATAATTCCGATAACCCCGGCCGGGTCTGCTATTCTGATTCGTAGTTCAATTATCTGTGCTCGTGTTGCCATAGATAAATCCTACTTGACAATTCCTTTTTGTTCAAGTATCTTTATGTCAGCTGCTTCTTCATCCCAATTGCCTTAAGCGCCGGTCTTACTCCTTTCACCGGCGCTTTTTTTATATTTTAACCCACCAGCTACGGTTCCCGCCGAGAACTATCTTCTTCCCTGCGAATAATTCGTCTACCGCTCGCTTGACTTCGCCCTGCTTCGGGTGCGCGTAATCATGCCCACCTATCCAGCCCCCCTTACGCACTTTCGGCAGCCATGCGACTACGTCCCGGTGGCAGCCATTATATGAGTGATCCCCGTCGATAAAAACGATGTCTACCGATCCGTCCTCGAATCTCGCTGCCGCAGCGACCGAATCCTCCTTGATCACGTGCGCTCGCTTGGGGTACGCCTGCGCGATGTTCACGCTCTCGTGGAACGCCTGGTCGAAGGACCCCTTCAGCCCGGCTGCGATCTCTGAGCCGCTCGAAGCATAACTGTCGCCATCTGGTGGTGCTTCCCAGCGATCCACCATGTGCAGAACCATAAACTTCGTCCGACTTAACAGCACCTTGGACATTTTTCCACGCCAAACCCCGACCTCGACCACGGTTGTCCTCGCGACAGGATCAAGCCTGATAAGCAATTCGTCCCAACGTTTTAATTCCTGGGCCATTACATAAACCTCCTCATGTGCCTGGATATTCGCATCTGCTGTACCTTCCTCGTAGCAGGTATCTGTGCCGTCACGCCAAGAATTATATTCGTCTCTTTGGGATATAGTGCGATCTCTGAGGCCAGCTCCCGCCACAGCCTGACGCACTCGCGAATATCCGCCGCGAATACCTGCGTCGGAGTGCTACACATGACCGCAGACCTCAAGTTTCCCTTAATATGCAGCACGTGCGTGTGCGGCCCAACCGTGGGCCAGTGCTCTATGCAGGAATTATACTCCGAGCAGAGCAGTTTCTTCAGCTTTGCTTCGTATTTAATCACACCTCCGGTCGTGAGGTATCCAAATGCCGCCTGGTTCATCCCAGCGAACCGTTGCCGCCAGTATGCGTGCAGCTTCGTCCCCCGGTTTTCGATGATATCCTTATACATCAGCTTGTTCGCTTCGTTCCATTTCTCAATAAAATCAATAGCCGCAGGTGTATTTCTGACGAAAACAATCCCGCCATTCATGGGCATGCGCGTAGAGAATTTCCCATCCCGGATTGTGTAACCGATATCGAACGACTTGTCCTCGTCGAACACATGCTGCAGATCCCGCAGGATTATCATATCGCAGTCCATAAACACGACATCCTCGGTCGTCTCCCGCAACTTCTGCAGCCATAAATCCAGCTTCACCGTGTTTGATTCGAAGGCCCGCTTTGTAGATTTTACTTTTGGCGCCGGGATACTGATCAGCTCAAACGATGCACCGGGACAATTCTTCTCCGCGCTGTGGGCCAGGACCTTTGCAAGCTTTTCATACCTTTTCGATCCGTCGTAGTCGAATGTAACAGAAATAAGTTTCATGTTAATCCTTTCTGAAAATAATCATGGCTGAATAAAGAAGTGTGTCCTTCGTTTTTTCGATTTGTATTGTATTGATATGCAACAATCCCGGAGCCCACTGCGTCACAAGCCCAATAAACTCTTCAAGCGATGCCGCAAATGGATCGCGCGCGGTTGAAACCCTGGCATGCTGCGACGAATGCTCTACAACCAGGCGACCACCTCGCTTCAACTGTGCCGCCCAGGTTTTTATAGTAGTAGCCGGATCATAGGCGTGGTCGATGGCGTTGGAATAAACAAAATCTGCGTCGCATAGAAGCGGGTGAGGCTTTGTAAAATCATGCTTGATCGTGTTCGGATACCGTTCCGCGTTGTCAGCTATTTCTGTGCCTATGATACCGCACCCAGGAAGATATTTTTTGAAATACCGCTGCTCCTCGCCTGTCCTGGTTCCGTGGCAGATCCCAAACTTCGCGCCATGCAGGGCCGCGCATATGATAGCGATATTTTTTTCAAGCGCCCATACGCGTCCGAGCGATGATTTGTTACCCTTGTTCTGCTCGCGTACGTACTCGTTATAGTCGGCATATTTGTGCAGCTTCATCTTGAGCCGCCAGGGTATCGAAAGATTCCAGTGCTCGATCCCTCAACCCTGCAGACAAATTCATAGTCAGCTTTGTGTTTATCCATGAATCGTTTCTGACATTTGTGGGAATCCTTCTTTGTCTTCTGGTAATAAAAGAAATCCAGAAGCGCCACGATAGTGATCCCTGGAATAAATGACGGTGAAAACGTCTTCAGGCAGAACTTAAATATTTCTTCCTGCTTGGCCGCATCGTCAATATAAAGCGCGATTGGCCCGTGCACCCATTTCGCATCAAGAAGGTTCCCCTTCTTTGCGAATATCTTTGCTCCGAACGGCTCCATGTACTGCTTGAACACCTCTATGGTGTCCTGCGCCAGCGCAAGCTTGAGGCCTGCTCGCTCTGCTTTCTCAACCTCGCGGTCGTTCGCATAAAATCGATCATAGACATAGATAGGGTTCTCATGCCCAGCACGTGCCATCCCCGTGGCCACATGCGCTGTAATGCTGCCAAGCCATGGGCCAAGCTCTACAACTGCTCCGTGTGCGAGTGTCTGGCCGTATTGATATAGCAACTGTTTTACCCCGGCCTCATTTTGGCTCGGGATTTGTCCTGCAAGTTCAAGTAGTTTGTCCATGCCGTCATAATATCTTTTTATTATTTGTTTGTCCATAAAAAAAACGGCTCCCGAGTGGGAGCCGTTGGATTCCAGTTCTTTATTTCTTAGGTCTCGTCGTAAGTCGGGAGAGTAATTTCAACGCAGAACCCGCTGCCAGCGGTGCACCCGCCGGTCTCACCGAAGAATTCCTTGTTGTATTCGCTCTGCACGAAATACCATGCCCGTTTCTCGCGCGCGAAGGTAAGGACATCGCCGCGGCCGATCTCGGAGGTCAACCCACGCTTCGTCAGGACAAAGTTCGCGTTGTCACTGGCGGCGGTAACCACGAGATACGCATGTCCGTCCGGCACGCCTGGATACACGACCTTGTCCGGGCCGAGGTACAGCGTGTCGCCCTTGTACTGCCATATCTCGTCGATGGGCAGCGCGGCAACGCTCTGGATCGATGCGCTCCCAGCTCCCGCGGTTCCCTCTCTGGCAATTGAAAGCTGGCCATTCAGAACGCGGTTCAAGTCCCACGCGATTACGTTGTTGCCAACGATAAGCGCGATTCTGCTTGCGCTGATTTCCTGCAAGGTCTGCGGATCCAGCAATCCATAAAGCCGTCTGAGCGCCCTATGAATCGTGTTGTACAGGTCCAACTCGTAGTTGCCGGTATTCACCGCGGCCACCCGCTGATTCGCGGCCCATGTACCCGCGATATTGTACGCAACAAGCTGGCCGATGGTGAGCCCGTTCCTCACGCCGGTAAAAGCGCGGGTGACGGCCTCGTTGACCTTCTGCAGCGTAAAAATATCCAGATTATACAGCTCGTCCTCAAGCGACCGCTCGTGTCCCAAGCCGTAGATATGCATGAGCGTTGTGTCCGTCGCCCCGGTCTTCTGCTGGATCATCGGCACGGATTCTCCGCGCCCGGCGATCTCAAGGAAGGCCCCGGTAAACGGAATAAACTCATCAAGGCGAACCGAGCGACCGAATGCAAGGTTCGTAATCTCCTGCGCGATCATATCGGTGAAATCGGCCTCTTCGATGCGTCTCCGTGTCAGGTCCTGCCGGATCATGTCCCGGAGGGTGTAGTAATCGTCAGGGAACTGCGAAACGTTCTGGGGTCCCTTGGCCCGAATCTTTTTCCACTCCGTCTCGATGCGGTCCCAGAGGTTTCCGTATCCCTCGCTGTTGATCCACGGCCCGGTATCTTTCGCGACAACAAGCGATTCCATGCGTTCGCCCTTGGTGTTTTTTACGACACCGCCGTCTTTGTCCGCGAAAAGCTCCGAACCATCGGTTCCGATGCGACCGTTGTAAAGGCCGGACAGGATGCCAGCGCGGTTCTTTTTCCTGCGCTCGGCAATCAGTTCTTTTGTCAAGATTCTATTCAGCATTTTTCCCTCCGTCCTTTTAGGTGTCGAAGCTATTGGCGATCCAATAGCGGCGCTTGTTGAATACCATCACGCCGTTTGCATTCAGCGGCGTCACGACTGGCCCGATGCCATAAAGCCCGGCAGCCTCTGTGTCTGTTACCTCGCCAGTGGTCGGGTTATACCAGACCTCGGCTTCTGAAGTGGCGAACAGGGCGCCTGCGGCAATCTGTGCCGTCTGCACGGACACGCCGTCCTTGATATTCAGGCTCATCTCGGCCAGCGCGGCGGCGTTACCACGAACCAGGCCGACATACGGTCCCCATATCACTATGGTGGCATGCGTCCTGGGCAGCGCGGTCGGAACCTCGATCACATCATTGTTCGTCGATATGATCTCGTGATAATCCTCGTTCGCCGTGGTATCTTCGGTCGCGGGCAGGATGGCGAACAGAAGCAGTTTCAGAAGATCGAACATGTGCACCTCCTACAGTTCCGTGACGTGACGAGACTTCTGTGCAGTGTTCGTCGCGCCCTTGTGATCCACCGCACCGATCTGATTATAGTCGGATGTGGCGTCGGCTCTTTCAGCCATGAGCCGGATAGCGATTGCGTCGTTTTTCTTGACGGTCTCGATTTTCTCTTCGAGAGCGTCACCGAAGCAACCAGCGGTTTCCTTGCCCATGTAGAACCGGAGTTCGTTTTTCTTTTCGGCCTTGTCGTCATAGACGCCGAACAGCGAATCAAGCCGCGCGTTGCGGACGGTCTCCCGGCCTTCCTTGTTGACCTTTAGCATGGCATCAACGAGGCCGACGATATCGTCCCCTCCCAGTTTCTCGCGCAGCGTATTCACGGCCTTCTCTGCCGCGACCTGGCTGTCCGTGACGATGAGATGTTTCAGACCGAGCGCCTCTGCAACCTCGGGGAGCGTTACTTCGGCGTTCGTCTTAAGGACCTTCAACGTCTGGAAAACCTCAGCTTTTGTTGGCATTGAATTCCCCCTTGTATTGTTTTCTTTCCCGGCGACGCCGGGGATTTCCTGCGGTATAAGCATTGCGACCTTCTCGAAATCCTCCGGCCGCATGTTCTGCGAAAAGTCTATAATATTTTTCTTGGCCTTGGCGACGGCGATAGATTTGTCCTCTGTCTCAGACCCCGAAGCGGGCTGAACAATCAGTGAATCGGCGAAACCGGCCTCGATTATTTCCTTGCCGTACAGATATGTTTCTGCATCCATGAGGTCAAGAATTTCTTTCGTCGGCTTGCCTGATTTCTGAGCATAGGCCAGGGCGATCACATCGTTCAGGCGCTGAAGTTCGCGCGCTTCCTTAGCCATGGCGCGATAATCCCCACACGCGCATACGAGCGCGTTGTGAATCATGAAGATGCTGTTTTCGTAAACCTGAACGTTGTCGAACGCCATCGCAATATAAGCAGCAATCGACATCGCTGTTCCGGTCATAACGAGATTCTTTTTGCCCTTGTAATCCTTAAGCAGATTAAAGATGTGGAACCCGTCGTAAATATATCCACCGACGGATGCAACATTCACCGTGATTCCATCGCCATTGGCATCGCTGAGGAAATCAATAATGTTCTGAGGTCTGACATCTGATCCGATTATTCCGGTAAGGCTAAGAGTCTTCATTCCGTTTATTATCTCACATCCAGTTTTTTTGTCAATCTCTTATGCGGATGCAAGATATGTTGTCTTGTACCAGTCGTCAATATAATCCACCGATCCACCGCGAGCCCATTCCTTGAGGTCTCCAATAAATTCACGAAGCGGCCGCAAGACGGGAACCAATCGACACAAACAATTCGGGTGCGGGAACCCCGGCACTTTCTCCAGCTCCCACGGTGACTGCTCCGCGTACTCGGGACACGAACAGCCCCAGTCCTGCGATCCTCCCCGGACCCAGTTCACCATCCCGGTGCATGCCGGATTAAATCGCGCCGCAAGCTTCGCCGCATCCTGCATCGACGCATACAGTTCAGAGCGCAATAACCGCAGCGCCCTGTAATCAACTCGGTTCCCTATGCGTCTGATAAACTCACGAGACCCGCGCTTCAGCTCCCCGTAGCGTCCCACCAGCGCAACCTTGTCATCCTTGATGTAGACCTGGATATCTTTTGCAATCTTCACGATATCCCGCCCCTGTGCCAGCCCTGCGCTGATGATGTTCTTCATGTCGTCGCCATACTGCGCTGCAGCACGCCAGATCCGGTCCGAATAGACATAGCCGTCCTGGAATATCCGGTTTATTACCGATGCGATCACGCGCTTGTCCAGCACGGAAAACATATTCGACAGCCCGGACTCGGTAATTCGCTCCCCGGAGTCATCGAGCACATCCGTGAAATAATCATGGTTTATGCGCGAAAACGTGCGCGTACCCTTGGTAACGTTTGCCTGTATCTGGGCATCAAGCGCGTTTTGTATTTCAAGTCGGCTCAGATCGAGCTGTGTCTCGATGGCCCGCCACGAGTTCGTAGTCAGCTCAGACAGGTTTTTCATCTCAGCGGCAAGTATGCGTTCGGCCAGGTCGCGCCCAGCCTGCTGGTAGATATTCTTAAGCTTCACCAGCGCTTGCGTTGTAAGCTGCGGGAACGTATTCTTCGCGGCGCGATAGAGCGCCTCGTATTCAGCCTTCGTCACCGGCGGCTCCCGGCTCCTGCTGCTGGCCTTCTGTATCGAGCCCGGTCATGTCCGCGATGATAGCGTAATCCGTGGCCGCGAACTGCTTGTGCTTCGCCATGTCGGATATACCCAGGATAAACTCGTTCAGTTTTTCCGGAGCAACGCCTGGGAACATACGCTTCCACATATTCCACATCATTTCCTTGGTCCCGGAGGCCGCGGACTGAACGAACGCCAGCCCCTGCGCAAAGTCGCGGAATATCTTCGCCTTCGTCTCGTCGCTCAGTGAGTCGAGGTTATTCCACTTGATTTTAATAGCAGGCAGTGAGTCTGCCGTCATAGTTGCAAGCCGAAGCAGCCGCAAGGATGCGGAAAACAGCGCCTTGTATGAGTCTGCCTTCTGTTCGCGTTTGTCCTCGACGAATTTCACCAGGTTATTCATGTTCTCCTGCGCGCTGGCGTGGTTCCCTTCTACCTTCGTTCCCCAGATGATCTCGGGCATACCCGATCCCTCAACCAGCTTCCGGAATATCTGTTGCAGTTTCTTGTCGTATGCCTCCATGGCGTTTTCCGGGAAGAGATATTCGCCGGTCTCGTCCTTTACAAAAAACAGAATATCCCGCTCGAATACGTCCAGCGTGGACAGGCTCCCCTTCTCCTCCCCGTTGTTTACCAGCCAGTCGTCAACGTTTGTTACATGCAGCCCGAGCTTGGGCTCAAACTTTGCCAGAAACGTTGACTGCTTCAGGTCTATGTCGTGGTAATTCTTCAAGTCGCTGATAATTCGTTCGTAATCAGAATGCCCTCGAATTTCATCTCCGTCCGAGTTATTGGAGAACGGTATCGGCAGAATCCCCAGCGGGTTCCTCATGCTCTGATCGCGCAGGACGCCTGGGACCTGCCCGGCGCCTGAAACCCAGCGCACGTCGATACGCTCCCTGCTGTAGTACCGCTTGCGCCGAACTGTGACCTGTTTTTCCTCGCCGATTGACAGCGTGATCTCCTCGTCTGTTATTATCTGCACGGGCTCTCCCGTATTCAGGTCCTTGATTATATCTACCACAGCGTCATCGCTTATAAACTCCCATACAAGCGCCCGCGTGCGTGCATCAATCTTCGGCATGATCCAGATGGTACCCTCTCGGTGACACTGCAAGTGGATCTGCTTCATGTGCCGGGCCATCATCTCAGAAATCTCGGCAAGTTCTTTGTCTACTGCATCGTCGCCAGCGGTCGGAGTCGGAATGCCCATAAACCAGAGCGGAACAGCAATCGGCGTGAAAGCCATGGCCCCGGCCAGTTTCATCCCGGGGTAGCTGTTGTGATACAGCCCGTATGTCAGAGTCTTATTCACTTGTGGCTGCTCGGTTATATCCAGTGGCTTCGGTCGCCTCGGGGACTGCTTCGTGGGATTCGTCGTTTCTTCTTTTGTTTTGAACCAATCAAATATACTCATCAACGCCTCCAGCGGTCGCGAAGCTGAGCTTTCCGCTCATCGGAGATTATTATATTTTTTCCCTCGTAAAAACACAATAGGATCGCGTCGCCTTTATCCGGAGACCGCAGGAACCGCTTCTTGAATTCTTTTTTTGATTCGATGCAGCGCCGGTTCTTTGAGGTTTCATATTTATACAGTCGAGATGATAGATCGCTCATCAGCTCGGCGTCATCCGGAATATCCAGCATGGGCAGAATATCGTTGAAGCTAAACCACATCTCGGAGATGATGTCTGGATACTCGTCCGGTTTCGTGCTTGCCTCGCCGAAGTTTATCGGAATTACTTTCGCACCAAGGCGTTTGAGATTGTCACGGGCGCTGGTCCCGATCCCGGTCGTGTCCAGCTTTATCGGTATCGACGGATTCCTATGTATCATGTGCCAGACTTCGTTCGCGATATATTCCCCGTCCATTTTCCGGAGTTCTCGGTGGTCTATTATTTTACAACCCTTGCGCACGTAAATCTGCGTCTTGTCGTCGCCCATGTCCGCAGGGTCTACGCCAACAGATACGCCACCCTCTGGATTATCGATCACGCGGTCCATGGCCTGGCGCACGAGCACGCGAGAAATCGCCGCGTTGAATAACTGCGTCATCGGATTTCCGCCGTATACGTGGTCCCACAGGTCCGGGTCGATGCTCTTCAGTTTTAGCGAGAGCGCCTCCATCTGTGCGTTCCACCACGGGTTATCGATGCGGCCGGGTGCGCACTCGATCATGCGAGCGTAGGGCTCGTCGCGGAACGGGTTCCAAACCTTTATGCTGATAGGATCGGTTTCAAGAATCTGGTTATAGACAAACCAGAGCTTTGCGCCTTCTGTCCGGAACAGCGTCGGCAGCATTATGTCGATGGATTCGCCGGACAGCGGGGCCGCTTCTTCCACTATGAACCGCGTGAATCCCTCCATGCCCTTCACGTTTTGTGTCGCCGTCATGTCCTTGAGCCCCCGGAAGACAAAAATAGAACCCTTGGGCGACACGATGCTGTCATTCAGGAACTGCCAGCCGGGATAGCGCAAGCGCTCCACGGTGGTCTCTATCAAGTGGTAAACGGATTCATTCAGTGTGTTCTGTATTTCGCGAAAGCAGGCGTAGCGCTCTTTGTAATAGTTCGCCTCGATTACATTGAGCGCGATAACGCTCCAGCTCTTCGCCCCTGCGCCACGGCCTCCTCGCACGCCCTTTATTATTACGTTGTCAGGGCATGCTCCACCCAGGCGCACATCGCGGAACTGTTCCAGCTTCTGGGACACCCGCTCGCGGTTGTGCTGATCCATGAGAAATAGCGCTGTATTTGGGTCAAGCTTGGAAGATGCCATATACTTTTTTACCGTGACGTATATAGGCAACGCATTTCACGCCATGCTTGTTTAAATATTCAAAAAATAAAAACAGTCCTTTTTTATTGAAAACAGAAGGACATTTTTTTATCATGGCATCAATACCTATGGACAGGTACAGGGACAGGGACAGGGACAGGGACAGGCCGCCATACATGGTCTGAATAAATGTGAAAAATATTATGCCTTTATAGCCTCGTGAGAATATTATTTCAAGCTGGTCACACGGAACGCCGTATGCGTCAAGGTCAATAACATCATATTTAGACAAATCAATCGTCTGTAATAATTTCAAGTTGTCGCCGATCATCCCAAAAGCATCATATTCTTGTATATCTATTCCGTTAACCACAATTTGTTTATCTGAATTTCTTTTTACATTTGCCCATATTGTTCCATCCCCATGGAAGCAATCAAGCACTCTTATTTCTTTTTTGACAGGCAGATGCTTTAATCGTAATAATATTTTGTCCCTGAGAAAACTATTATTAGTTTTTTGACTGCTCGTACTCCACCCCTTCTATGTCTTTTATTTGTTTCAGATATTCCTGTATTTCAAAAAACTTTTCCGGGGACATGGATAGCAACACGTGTATTTTTTTATATGGTTCAAGATTTTCGTGTTTTAAATCTATTTTATCTTTATCACCAATCAGGATTATTTCAAGTTCTCTGTCCGTCAGCCGCAGCGTATCCGCGATTCCCTGCCCTATCCCGGCCATCCATTTGGCAAGTATTTCCGCGTCCCATTCACCGTACTGCGACGACGCTGACAGGATCAGCCGCTTTGCCTCGGCCTGGTCCTTGGCATAGATGTAATCCACAGGCACGGGCGGGATCTCCCAGCCCTCTGCTGCAAGAGCAGCAAGCACCTTCATGCGCTGGTGCCCATCGATGGTCCAGAGCGTGCCAGTGCCGTCGTCCCACACAAAAAACGGGAACTTTATTCCGTCTTCAAGGATTCGCGTCTTCAGGCGGTCCAGGTTCTTCTTGCTCAGTTTTTTCAGCGGCCCCTGTAATTCCTTCAGCCGGGCCAGTGGAACCGTCGCTGCCCCCTGGCAGCAGATTCGGATTATTTTTGTAGTACTCATCGAGTATGGCCTTCCTTTCCTCGGGTGAATATTGCAGCGCAGCAACAGCCCCGGAGTGCTCTATGGGCTGAACTGGTTTACCCAATGCGCGCTCAAGCATCGTGGCGGTGTTACCAAGGTTTCCGTTGAACCAGTCTTGTAGATAGCTCTTCGCAAGCACTCGGAACATCCATGGCTTTTTTTTATCCGCAATGGTGGCCTTTAATTCTTCCTCGCCCATATCCAGAATAATAGAGAAGGCCGCACGGACATCTTGGGCAGATAGTTTCATCTCTTTCAGCGCGGCGACTATTTTGGATTTTCTGCGGCCACGGTATTTGGGCTGGTATGTCGAGGAGAAATGTTTGCCGACTTGTCCTATATCTGGGTTTCCCATATTCGTTTCTAAATCGATTTTCGCGTATTGTCACACTCGTGTCAATACCGGACTTGTTTTATATAAATGTGGTAATGTAGAACTTTTCTACATGGCGTAATTCCTTATGGTGTAACGATTTACGCAATTTTTGGGGAAGATTGGGGTGAATTAAAAGTGAACATTTTGCTCGTAATTCCTTATGGTGTAACGATTTACGCAAATGTTCTACATTCACCCCTCGGAAATCGCTTCCCACCACTCGCGTCATTTTCCGTGTATGGGCTGGAATCCGTAAATCCGTAAATCCGGAGGCATGTGTAGAATGGAAAAAGTAAATGGGGTAAATGTAGAAAAGTACTATAAATAAATAAATAAATAAATAAATAAAATATATAAATAAATAATAATAATAAGAGTATCCGGCGCTATATAATAGAAGAAAAAATACTGGATGTATTTAACGAAATAGATATTTTTTATAGGAACTACAAATAAAGTATTTTTCCCAAAAAAAGTGTAAATGTACCACATTTGCCTTTTTGCAACATTTGTAGTTGACTTTATTTGTAGAAATGTTTATTGTGGTTTTGGAGGATATTTATGGAAATGGCGAATTTTAATTTTAAAGTCAGCGTGGATTTACACCGGGCATTTAAGCGGGTCTGCTTAGACGTTGATAAGCCTATGACGCAGGTTTTCCTCGAACTCATTGAAGATTTCGTGGCCAGGCACGCGAAGAAAAAGACTTGACAACGGGCGAGCGGCAGGCGTAAACTATGTGCATGCAGTCGGGAAAACAGCATAACAGATAAGCGCCCCTGGATAAACATCGGAGCCAGCTCCCGACTGCGGTCCGATGCCTGGGGCGTTTTTTTATAGCCCAGACAAATAGTGGTGCATCCTTAGCCGGGTCTGCTACTGCCACCCCGGAGATCCGAGAAAACGGACTTTGGATGCTTTGAGGGCTCTTTTAAATAAGGAGGAAAATATGGTTTTTCAGGCGAATGACAAGTTGAATCTGTTTGTAAGAATTCCCGATGATGTCGGCATTTCTATAGCCAGGGTTGAAACATATAGCGAATACCCATATGTCATTATTATCGAGTTTTTCCACCCGGGCCTCGAAAAAAGGATCACTATGCATTATGATACCGTCGAAGTTCGGGATAAAGATTTTGATCGGCTAACAAAACTTATTTATTAAAAACACATTGACACACGTGTTAAAATAGATTAGGCTTACGGCGAAAGGAGAGCAGCAATATGATTTATGAACCATCAGGAAAGGCGCGCGAGTATTCGCCGCTTGCCGCGAATCTGTACAGCGGATGCGACCACGGCTGTTTGTACTGCCTCCATCCTGATACTAATATTTTAATGGCAGACCTAACATTAAAAAAAATAAAAAACTTAAAAATAGGTGATACTGTTTTAGGTTTTGATGAAACAGGAAGTAATAAAAAAATAAAAATAGCTACTGTTGAAAATATCATTAAAAGTTATCAAGATGCCTATGAAATAAAAATGATAGATGGCAATTCTGTTATCTGCTCAAAAAATCATAAATGGATAACTGATAGAAGATGGAAATATACAATTGGCGAAATGTCTGGCAAGGGCCGACGGCCATATTTGACTACAAAAAATAAAATAAATAGTTATGGGATTCTTAAAAATTATGAAAAAACACCCAATTTTATATTAGGATATTTGTCCGGAATTATAAGAGGAGATGGAACTATTGGATTCTATAAATATGCCAAAAGAAAATCTGGCGGTAATTCTATAAATTCTTTTAGACTTGCTTTAATCGATAAGCAGGGGATTGAAAGAACAATATATTATTTAAAATTAAATAATATAATTGTTAATGAATTTATGTTTACAAAAAAAATGTATGCAATTAGGACAAACAAAAGAAATGATATCTTAAAAATACAAGATATTATTTCTTATAAATATGACTTAGAATATTATCGCGGTTTTATTTCAGGTATTTTTGATGCCGAAGGTTCTTTTGAGGGAAGTATAAAAATTTATAATTCAGACAAAAGAATCCTTGGTTTTATTAAAAAAGCATTAGATGTTTTCAATTTCAAATATTCAGAAAGTTCTGAACTCGGTACTAATAAAAAAGTTATAATAATAATATTAAAAGGAGGTCAAGAAGAAAGTATTAGATTTTTTAATATTTTTAATCCTGCCATTAGTAGAAAAAAAGAAAAGTTATATAAATATTTTAAACGCATTCCCAATGCTGTTAAAATAAAATCTATAAAAAATTTGCACAAAAAAATTGAAATGATAGATTTACAAACATCATCAAAAACCTTTACCGCAAATGGATTATTGTGCCATAATTGTTATGCGCCAGGTATACGGAGGATGGAACGAGCCCAGTATCTGGTTCCAGCGCCAGCCAAGAATGCGGTTGCCGACTTTGAAAAAGATGCGGCACGGATGGCTGGAAGCGATGTCCCCGTGTTGCTGTG